CACAATTAATAGTGCGTTTGGATTTATTGATATTTCAACTACACTAGAAGAAGACGACAGAATAGAAATTAGAGAATATGTGTCAACGGCATTTAGCCATGTTCCTCCAACGCCTACTTCAATTGGTGTATATCCTAAGTTCAAACCTGAGATGTATTTAGACGATACTTATAGAACTCCTAAGAATGTAATTCAAGGACATGATGGTAGTAAAACAACATCATATGATGACTTTAGAGATGATTTACTTTTAGAGTTTGAATACAGAATTTATAACAACATTAAACAACAATATGATCCTGCTGTATTTGATATCGATAAAGCATTAGGCGGATATTATGGCAATGCAACATTTACAAAAGAAGAGCTAGATAGCGTTATTAACCAAGAGTTTTTATCTTGGGTACAAAATACTAATTTATCATATACAGTAAATGATGCCTTTGTTGATGGTGAGCCGTTTACATATACATATTCAAATATGACAGACCCAACAGGCACTGTAAACTTGCCGGGATATTGGAGAGGGGTGTACAAGCATTTTTATGATACTGATAGACCACATACTCATCCATGGGAAATGCTTGGTTTTACAGAAAAGCCAACTTGGTGGGATACAGAATATGGAGCAGCACCGTACACAAACGGTAACTTAGTTTTATGGGAAGATATTCAAGCTGGTAAAATTGCACAAGGTACTACAGCTGGAATTTATCCTAGATATGCAAGACCAAGTATATTAACTCATATACCATGCGACTGTGACGGTAACTTATTAGACCCGCTAACGTCAGGACTTGCAGGTAACTTCCAACTTATAAACAACAGAGGCTCGTTCAAACTAGGAGATGTTAGTCCTGTTGAATATGCATGGAAATCTAGTTCTGAATATCCATTTGCAGTTACTACTGCATTGGCATTGTTAAAGCCTTTTGATTACTTAATTTTAAACTTTGATAGAGCTATTGCAAAACGTAATATTATTAATCAGCTAGTGCATACCACTACAGATACGTTTTTAACTCTTAGCCAACTACAGCTTCCAGTTTCAGGAACAACTCAAGTTGCTGGACTATCGTACTATCTTTCATCTTATATTAAATCTCAAGGTGAATTGATATCTGAAGCACAAAAAACTATTTCTAATATCAATGTTAGGCTTACTTCTAGACTAAGCGGATTTGTTGACCAAGAGCAACAACGATACTTGTTAGATAGTAAGAATCCTAGTTCGTCGAGTACTAGTGTGTTTATACCTCAAGAAAACTATGACATTATCTTTAATGTGAGTTCACCAATTTCTTCAGCAACATACAGTGGTGTGATTTTTGAAAAGACAGCGTCTGGTTGGACAATTAACGGATACGATAATGTTAATCCGTATTTTAAAACATATACACCTTATCCGCTTCAGAAAGATCCTGTAATTTCAGTTGCAGGAACTTCAGCAGCGTATTCAGAATGGGAAGCAGGAAAAACATTTAATAATGGACAAATTGTTTCTTATAGAGGAGTATTTTACAGAGCTAATTCTACTCACACTCAAGGAGACACGTTTAGTGAAGATAAACTAGTTAAACTTCCAGACCTACCAGTTGATAATGCTGTAATAGCACAGCGTAGAAGAAGTTTTAATACTTTTGATGTTGTTAATGTTAGCTACGGAACAGAATTTAATACTATTCAAAGTGTAGTAGATTTTCTACTAGGGTATCAAGAATATCTTAAAGGACAAGGTTTTAATTTTGCAAACTATGACGGCACTAATCAGGTAGTACAAGATTTTGTAACAGCAGCAAAAGAATTTATGTACTGGTCAGTTCACAACTGGGCACAAGGATCTATCCTAACAGTTAGTCCTGGCGCAACACGTATGGACATTAATCTTGCAGTTGGTGTTGCTGAAAGTCTATTAGATGGTTTCTACGATTACAATGTACTAAACGCAGACGGGTCTGCATTAGATCCTCAGTTTTTAGATGTATCAAGAAGTTTTCAAAATGTTGAAATTAGTACAACAGATACAACGCAAGGCATTTATCTATTAAAAATAAATTATGTTGTTAAAGAGCATGTAGCAATATTTGATGATAAAACAGTATTCAACGATACTATTTTTGATAAAGCGACAGGTTATAGACAAGAAAGAATCAAAGCCCAGGGATTTAGAACAACTGATTGGGATGGTGATTATACTAGTCCTGGATTTTTGTTTGATAATGTTTCTATTGGAACATGGTCTCCTTACTATGATTATAAATTAGGCGATATTGTTTCTTATAGATCTTACAAGTATACTGCAAGAAGCAATCACACTAGTGACGAAACTTTCTTAGACAGCAACTGGACCTTATTAGATTCAGAGCCAGTTAAGCAATTGATTCCTAACTTTGATTATAGAATTAATCAAATTGAAGATTACTTTGATGTTTCTTCTGAAGGACTTGGCAAAAGCCAAAGAGATTTAGCAAGGCATACAATAGGTTATCAAACTAGAAGTTATTTAGAAAACTTATCTGAAGATCCAACTACTCAGTTTCAATTGTATCAAGGATTTATTAGAGAAAAAGGCACAAACAACGCTGTTACAAAATTGTTTACTAAATTAGGTGCTGATACTAACACATCAGCAGTTGACCTAAACGAAGAATGGGGATTTAGAGTAGGCCAACTAGGCGGAGTTGATCAGTCTACAAAAATTGAAATTAAACTAGAAACAGATAAATTTCAATTAAATCCGCAGCCTGTTATTATACAACCTTCGGCAGAAACTACAGTTGATAGATATTATAGAATTGATAAAACAAACTTTCAATATGCGCCAACTCCATATTCAACTAACATTAGTCCTGTTAGTTACGATTCTAAACCTGTTAAAACAGCAGGGTATGTGAAATTTGGTCAAGTAGATTTTACAGTTACAAACAAAGATAGTATTTTAGATTTAGATATTTCACTAGTTAACGACAACAGTCACATTTGGGTAACCTTTGATGGGCCTTCTTGGACAGTACTTAGAGCAAATACTGTTTATGATTTAAAAATAACCAACGTTACAAGTAATGATGACAACGAAGTAACATTTGACTTTGATAAAGCACACATGCTAAAAGTTGATGACATGTTTGGTATTACTACTATTGTAGGGTTGAACAAATTTTGGAAAGTTAAAGCAGCAACTACTACTTCTATAACTGTACAACATACAGAAACGTTTGATGCAGCTGATGGATATGATCCTAGCACAGCAACATATCCAATGCTTCTTACTACTGCACGATTTGGATCTTATGAATCAATGAATCCGGAACATGTTGCACTATTAACTAACGGCTCAAAAGTATTTGTAGATTCTAATGTAAATGGACGTTGGGAAGTAGCAGAAAAAACAAAACAATTTACACCAAGTAAAATTATTGATTTTGGTATTACTACTCCAGAAAGTGTTGGCAAGAAAACAGTATACAGTGATTTGTTAAAACAAGCTATTGTTGGTATTCCAGACGAAGGTAAAGTAGGTATCTATGTTAAAACTGCTACTGGCCTGTCATCTAAGCAATTATTAGAGCCACCGGTTTGGGCGCAATCAGCAGCTACTGGATCGTTTGGTAACGAAATTGCAATTTCGCCTGATAGTGAATGGCTTGTAGTCGGAGCTCCTTTAGCAAGTGGAATTACAAGTAACTATAAAGGTGCTTTTAATGTAAATGCAAACTATCTTATTGGCGATATTGTTTTGTATGCTGGAAGACTTTACAAAGCTACTGACAACATTCAAGGTGACGGTAGTACTATTGATGTTTACAGTAATGAATGGACAGAAGTACAAAACATAAAAGCAGTTAGTAGCGGGTCAAATGCAGGAGATTTTGAAACTGGAGCAATGTTTATATACCAGTATGGTTCTCAACAGTGGAATTTAATTGATATACAAGTAAGTCCAAGATTTTATGCTCGTGAAAGATTCGGTTCAAAAATTACATTAAGCAAAGATACCGCTGGCACATATTTTATGGCAGTATCTGCACCGGGTTCTCAGGATAACAAAGGGCGTGTGTATCTTTATACATACAATGCTACTGATGGCTGGCGCTTAGATTATAACAAGAATTATAGAGGCACATATGCTGCTGATGATTCTACTTTTTATCCTAAAGGATCGATTGTTTATTCAAACGGTGAAATGTGGAAAGCATTAGTTGATAATGTATCCGACGGAAGTTCATTAACACTTTACTCAAATGACTGGCAAGTAATGGATCCAGTTACAACAGGTGCATCTTTACCACAATCACTTGCAACTGGCGATGACGGATCAACATTAGATGCAGGAATACTTGACGAGAATCAAATACTTGAAATGGTCAAACAAGATGATCGTTTTGGTACCTCACTAGCAATGAATTATAATGGAACAATACTAGCTGTTGGAGCACCTAATAGTGACGGGCAGTATTTTCCAAATTATAAAGGGCTGTGGAAAAACAATTATGAATATAAGCACGGTGATGTTGTAAAATTTCAAAGCACATATCACCAATTACAAAACGAAGGTCCAAATGCAGTAGGTGCTGATAGCACTATTAGAAGCTACAACGAATTGCCTGATGCTGGCCAACCTTGGGTTAATGTTGGAGATAGTACAGATACTGCTTCAGGAAAAGTATTCCTTTACAAGAAAGATACTAACTCAGGTGCTTATAATTTAATTCAACAAATTAATGCAGATTCATTACCATACCTAAGTGACCTTGATGCAAGTGAAGTTATTAGCTCAGGCGATAAATTTGGATTTGCAATTGCATTAGATTATACTGGTAATACACTAGTTGTAACTAGCCCACTAGCAGATAAGAACTTCCAGAATCAAGGAAGTGCGTATGTATTCAAATATGATTCAGACTCAACAGAGTATGCTTATAGATTAAAACAGAAATTAACAAGTTTTACAAATTATCCAAATGAAATGTTTGGACAAGATATTTCAATATCTAGCGGAACAGAAATTATTGCAGTAGGAGCAACTAATTCTCCTTATGCATTACAAACTAGATTTGATGCTTCACAAACATCGTTTGATAGAACTAGAACTAGATTTAAAGACTATGACGGGTTTGCTGGAGCGGTTTATGTATTTGAGAAAAAAGGCACATCTGAAACATTCTTCTTAACAGAAAAACTTGATGATGCGCTTTCATTAAATGAATCTTTTGGATATAGTATTTCAGCATCGAGAGATGCAATACTAGTTGGCTCACCTGGATATATTTCTCCAGCACCGCACGGAGTTAATATTGCATTTGAAGGCGACAAGACAGGTACAGTACGTTTATTTGAAAAAACTACAAACTCTAATTCATTAAACATTATTGGATCACAGCCACTTACAGTTGATATTGATAAATTTAAAAGATTATCACTTTATGATACTGTTGATGATACAAAAATTATTGACATTGAAATATTTGATCCTGCTAAATTAAAATTATTAGCAGCAGCAGAAAGAGAACTATCGTTTAAAGTTCCATACGATCCTGCAATTTATAGCAATGGCACAGCAACCGATGCGGTTATTGATAGCTCGATATGCTGGAAGTCTTCTAACGTAGGTAAACTATGGTGGGATATTTCTACAGCTAAATGGTATGACTACGAGCAAGGTGATGCATCATATAGAATTGGATCATGGGGAGCATTAGCACCTGGCGCATCGATTGATATTTACGAATGGGTAGAATCAAAATTACTTCCATCTGAATGGGCAATTTTAGCAGACACTAACGAAGGAGTACCGTTGGGTATTTCAGGGCAACCACTGTATGCAGACGACTCTGCATATTGCGTTAGACAGGATTATAATCCTAACACTGGATTACAAACAGAAACACTTTATTACTTCTGGGTTAAAGGAAAAGTAACTGTACCAAGCAATACTGATAGAGATATTTCAGCTGCCGATGTGTTTAACTTAATTAACGATCCTAGTGCATTAGGACAAACCTATGCAGCATTTATTGATACAGACAAGTTTTTACTATTCAACTATAAGTCAACAGTTACAGAAGATTATTCATTGTTTAACATTGAATATTATAATTCAACTGAACAACAAAATCAAGTACACAACGAATACCAACTATTAACAGAAGGTGTTTCAGACAGCTTACCTAGTTTATCATTAGAAAATAAATGGATTGATAGTTTGGTAGGGCGTGATATGCAAGGTAATAGAATACCTGCATCAGATCTTCCTGAAAAACAAAAATATGGTATTGCTTTTAGACCAAGACAAAGTATGTTTGTTGAGAGAAGGGCAATCCTAAAAACACTTATTACTAATATTAATAAAGTGCTGCACAACGAAGCGTTTGCAGATTCTATTAATTTTAAAACACTTAATAGTGTAGATGCTGAGCCAAGTGTATTACTAAACTTGTATGATACAACAGCAGACACTTATATTGATTTATTAGAAGTTGGTACTACTAGAGTTAAAGCGTGTAAATTAAGGTCAAATATCATTGACAACGAAGTTAATTCTATTGATATTATTGATCCGGGCTTTGGTTATAAAATTGCTCCTTCTATCGAATTTGAAGGTGACGGTGTAAACGCAGAAGCAACTACTACCATTGATAGCCAAGGTAGAGTAACTGGAGTTACTATTGTAAATCCAGGTAAACTTTACACTACAATTATTACTAAACCAAGACAGTTTAGTGTGTTAGTTAACAGTGATTCTACAGCACGAGGCTTTTGGAGCATTTACTCATGGGACGATGTAAGAAAAACTTTTTACAGAAGTAGATCTCAAGCGTTTAACACACCAGCATATTGGTCCTACGCTGATTGGTGGGATAATGACTTTGGTCCTACATCAAGAATTATTCAAGAAATAATTAGTGTATATCAACTTCCAACTATTGAGGTTTCAATTGGCGACTTAATCCGTATTAAAGAATATGGCTCCGGCGGCTGGGCAGTGTTTAGAAAAGTTACTGATACTGAAAATGCAGGCCTAAACAATTATGTATTAATTGGTAGAGAACTAGGTACTATTCAACTATCGAATTTATTGTATGACGCATCATTAAATGGTGTAGGTTATGATAATGTTGATAGCTTTGATATTGACTTTTATGATAAAGAAGTATCATTTGAGTTAAGATACATTATGAAAGCAATTAAAGAAGATATTTGTATTGGTGATTATGCTGTTGAGTGGAATAAATTATTCTTTACATCAGTGCGTTATGTATTTGCTGAACAAACATACGTTGATTGGGCATTTAAAACTAGTTTCTTAAATGCAACTCACAATGTTGGAACATTAAAACAAAAAACAAATTATAGAAATGACAGTTTAGAAAGTTATTTAGATTATATTAATGAAGTTAAACCATATAGTACAACAGTAAGAGAATACATCAGTAAGTATGATACTACTGATACTGCTAATGCAGGTATATCAGACTTTGATTTACCTCCTTACTACTCAACAGAAGCAGGCAAAATTGTTCCTGTGAGTGCAAACGATAAAATAGTAAGCACATATCCATACAAATATTGGAATGACAATAAAGGATATGAGATTACAGGTGTTAATATTTCTAATAAAGGTGCTGATTATACAGAAGCTCCTAGAGTATTGATCACTGGCGGCGGAGGCTCTGGAGCTAAAGCAACAGCATATATTACTAGTGGAAAAGTAGTTGGAATTAGACTATCTGAACACGGTGCTGGATACACATCAACCCCAACAGTAACGTTAGTTGGCGGAAATGGTACATCACCTAACACTGCCAACGCTGTTGCTATTCTAGGTAACGGTAAAGCACGTTCAATGCAACTTGGTATTAAGTTTGATAGGCTCTCTAAAACAGGACTTTATCAAAACTTTACTCAAGAAGAGAATTTTGTAGCAACGGGTTCAACTGCGGTGTTTAATTTAACATATCCTCCTACTAGACAAAAGTCAAATATTACAATTATACAGAACGGCCAACTTGTTCTTGACAACGAATACAATATTTCGTTGTACACATTAGACTCTGATGTTTATAAACAACTTAAAGGTAAAATTACCTTTAATACACCACCGGCAGCAAGTGATACAATTAAAATTACATATCAGAAAAACGATGAAATTTTAGATAGTGTTAGTAGAATTAACAAATACTATTCTCCGGTCTCAGGCATGCTCGGTGACGAGCTTGACCAGCTTATGACAGGAATTGATTTTGGTGGAGTTCAAGTACAAGGAACAACATTTGAAGTAACTGGAGGCTGGGACGCTCTACCTTGGTTTACTGATAGTTGGGATAGTGTAGAAGCATCGGCTGATTACTACCATGTTGCAGACGGTAGCACACTTGATGTAGTATTACCATACACACCAGCAGACGGTCAAGTAATTAACATCTACTTAAAACGAGCAGGTATTGTTATACAAGACGATATTCAAGATCTACAAATTGAACAAGGTGTACAAGAACCTCCTACACTTAGAATTGACGATCCAAACTACACAGAAAGTTGGGATTCATCAAGTACTGTTAATCCACATGCACAAATGCCGACATTTGTTGGAGATGGTAGTACTAACATAGTTCATATTGGAGAAAATGTATCAACACAAACAGGCGATATATTAATATTCCGTCCTGCGGAAAGCGATGGCGCTGTTACTATTAATGATATTAACTTATTAGATACACAATTAACAGGTGGCACATTGTCAGCAATGGAAGGTGCTTATGCATCAGCAACAGGATTAAGAGCTGAAGATATTGTTATTGATGGCGGCTCATATTTTAGTCCAGAACAAGTTGCTGCAACTGAAGAAAATGTTCCAGGACAAGTATTAGATAGTTTAAGTATTAAAGTATTTCAAAATACAACAGAGGATAGAGGTGCTCCTTTAAATGCAACTGTAAAACTTGGCGATGCTACAACAACTGTGTTTGGAATAGGTCAAAAAATTCTAGAATCTAAATCAGTTATTGTATATGTTGATAGTATAAAACAATTACCGGCAACATATGTTGTTAATATTGCATCTAGCACTATTGAATTTTCAACTGCACCTGCATTAAATGCAAAAATTGAAATACTTTCAATTGGATTAGGCGGCATTGCTATTCTTGATTACCAAGAGTTTATTGCCGACGGCGAAACTAGCTTGTATCTAACAAATGCAAACTACGATGAAACTGCAACTATCTTTGTAACAGTTAACGGAGTACAAGAAGATACAGGATTTAGAAGTAGTACTAACATACTACCCGAAACACCAGATAGAACATTAGTACAATTTGGTACAAATCCTGATAGACTTGCAATTATTAAAATTGTTGCATTAGGTGCGTCTACTGATGTTGATAGTACATTACAGTCTTTGATTAGAATTAACCAACAAGAATTTGTTTATGAAGGTAGTACTAGAAGTTACGATTTAGATAACTTTGTGCAGCTAACTAGAGAAAGCGCATTGGCATCTACTATTGTTGAAGTTAATAATAAGAAACTAAAAAGTGCTGATACTATCTATAATGTATACGACGGTGTAGTTAAAAAGTTTATTTTAGGTATTGATCCTATTGCATCATCTGGTTCTATTGTTCCAACTAATATTAAAGTTTATATTAACAACGAACTTAGAACATTCATTACAGATTATGTTTATAACGGTACAACTAAAGAATTAGAAATTACTGCTGAAAATCTAGCAGTGGGTGATGTTATTAAAATTGAAAACAATTTAAATGCACAGTACTCTGTTGTTGGTAATAACATTATTATTAACGATACTACTTCATTAGTTGCAGGCGACACTATCAACGTAACTTGGTTTAGTGAATATCCGTCAATGCAAATCGTTACTGATCAATTCGCTGGCGGTAGATCATTTTACCCAATTGCGTTCAAACCACTTTCAGTAAGTTATGTTTGGATTTATAGAAACGGATCAAAGTTAACTCAGGATATTGATTATCAACTAGATGTAGTTAGAGGAGCAATATACATTGAAGGCTCAAATGTAACTAGTGATGTTTTTGATATTGTTGCTTTTGGCACAAATGTATTTGCATTACCAAGTGCATACGAAGTCAGCAAAGACATGTTAAACAAGAATCATTATACTAGATATGCAATTACTGATAGTCTTGTACTTGATAAAGATTTAAATTATTACGATACTACTATTACATTAACAGATGCGTCAACATTGTTTAATCCACAATCAACTATTAATTCAGCTGGTATTGTTGAGATCAATGGAGAGAAAATTGAATACATGACTAAGCAAGGCAATGTGTTAGGACAACTGAGACGTGGCTCGCAGGGTACAGGAATTAATAATGTAACTGTAAAAGGTTCATTTGTAGTTGATCTAAGCAAAAACGAAATTATACCTTACAAAGATGTACATGAAAGATATGACTTTGTAAGTGATGGCAGTAGTCAGTTAATAGGACCATTACCGTTCGTTCCTAAGCTAAGTACTGTTACAGATTGGTATGCAGGCGCAATTCCAGCTATTTACGGAAGATGTGATTCGATTGAAGTGTTTGCAGGCGGTAGAAGATTACGCAAGACTTACATTGAAGAATACGATGAAACTCTTAGCGCAACTAGCCCAATGGGTGATAAAAAAGTTGAAGCTGAATTTAGTGTTGACGGAGATACAGCGTATATTAGGCTAACAACGGTACCATCCGCAGGTACACGTATTAGTATTATTAAACAACAAGGAAAAGTATGGTACGATAGAGGCACAACCACTGCTACAACCGGCGCTACGCTGCTTAAAAACAGTTCACCGATTAGTCAGTTCATTGCTGCCAAGACATCAAAGTTACCGGAATAAATACACTATGAAACTGGAAGATAAACACATGTCAGATAAACAAAATAAAACGCCAAACAAACCTGGATTAAATGAGACCGGAGGGTTCCATTTTGAAGGGCATATTAAGATCTTCGATCCAGAAACAGGAGAAGTGTTTCAGGATAAGCGCAATGCTATTCATTATGAAAATATGAGTGTTGCAATAGTTAACAGTCTTTCAAATCAAGGGATAGGCACTGTCTACGAAATGGCGTTTGGTAGCGGCGGTACTACTGTTGATCCTACAGGCTTAATTACATATCTAACACCTAACACAATCGGTGCAAACTCCAGTCTTTATAATCAAACATATACTAAAGTTGTTGATCAAAACTCAATTGCTAATGCTGACCCAGTAAGAAATAAAATGGAAATTAGACATATTAGCGGAGCAACATATAGTGATATTGTTATAACTTGTACATTAGATTACGGTGAGCCAGACGATCAACAAGCATTTGATAATAGTGTTGACATGGACAGTAACTTTGTTTTTGACGAGCTTGGACTTAAATGGTATGATCCAGTAGGAACAGGCAAACTTTTAACACATGTAGTTTTCCACCCAGTTCAAAAGTCGCTAAACAGACTCTTACAAATTGATTACACAATTAGGGTACAGAGCTTAACCGGCTTTACGGAGGTTTAATAGATGCCATATATTGTTAATTTTACAGACAGCGAAAACAAAACTCCAATTACAGTTTTCGATAATACGTCTAGTCAGGATACTAGTTTAACATTTCCAGGACGTAACGTTACTGGATACGGACAAATTATTGCTGAAAACTTTCTTTCTGTTTTAGAAAACTTTGCAAGTGCTAATGCACCAGTTAATCCAGTCGAAGGCCAGTTATGGTACGATACTACTAACGGTGTACTACAATTATTTGATAACACTGCATGGAAAGCAGCATCAAACATTCAAAAGAGTGTTACTGAGCCAAGCGTAGAAAATTCTAAAGTTGGTGAACTTTGGGTTGATACAACAAACCAGCAGCTAAGAATTTACACAGGAACTAGATGGCTATTAGTTGGACCAGCAGAAAGTTCAATTGACGGTTTACGATACGGCCCAGCAGTTGAAAATATTGCAGACTCAGATAACCAAACAAAAAGTATTTTAACTTTATATATTGCTGACCAACCGATTGTTGTTGTTTCAAAAGATTCATTTACTCCTAAAGTTAATATTAAAGGATTTGCAACTATTAAAGCAGGTCTTAATGTTGCTACTCCTGCAAACGACACAGAAAGAACTGAATTTGCTTCATTATTCTTAGGCGGCAACCTTCCTAAACTAATTGGTACTGCAAAAAATGCAGATGCGTTAAACATAGGCGGAGTTGAAGTATCAGCAGGTAAGTTTTTAAGAAGCGATATTATTAATACAACTGATTTTGGTTTTAATGTTAGAAATAATGCAGGTTTAACTATTGGAGTTGACGGTAACTTCCAAGTAACAACATCAGCAACAGCAGCAAAGATTTATAATTCAGCAGCAGGTAGTTCATTAGATCTACAAATTAACAGAAACGGCATTCCAACTACAATTCTTAGAGTGCTTGATAATAAAATTGGCATTAACCTTGCTGCTCCAGAAGAAGCACTTGATGTTGACGGTAATTTTGGATTAACTGGCGCAATTAAGATCACTAACGTTGCTGAAACAACAAACTTATCAACAGGTAGTATTATTACAGCAGGCGGTATTGCTGTTGCTAAAAATATTTTAGTTGGCGGCGCAGCAGATATTACTGGCACGATTAAATCACAGACTTTAAGACCGCAAACAAATGACACATATAATGTTGGTGAAGAGACTAATCGGTGGAACACAGTATATGCTAAATCAATTAAAGCTGATGAAATTATTGGTACAATTAACGGTAACATTACAGGTAATGCTAATACTGCAACAAACTTAAAAAATGTTACTAGTTTTTCACTTGTAGGTGACGTTGTGTCGCCAGCAGTACAATTTGACGGACAAGTTGGAAACTATACTAAAACTTTCCAAACTACACTAACAGCTAACATTGTTAAAGATAGAGATGAACCAGCACCAAACATATCAGATAAAAATGATTTTTTGCTGGTATACAGATCTTCAGCAGAAGCTGGAGGCGCAACTGGGCTATTAAAACAAACTAGAGATACATTCGTCGGCGACTTAGGTATTCCACTAGGCGGTATTATGCCATATGCAGGATCAGCAACACCCAATGGTTTTTTATTATGTGATGGTGGCGAAGTTGAAAGATCTAAGTTTCCAGAATTGTTTGACATTATTGGAACAACATATAACGGATCAGCAGCACTTAACGGTGTAGGAACATTTAGACTTCCAGACTTACGTGGACGTTTTGCATTAGGTAAACATAATATGGATAACAATATTAATGTTCCAAATGCAATTGGCGGATTTGTTGACAATGGCGGCGGTGAACCAAGCCCATCAAGAGTTGAAGGTACAGAAGCTCAAACACTTGCAGGCGCAGCTGGTGCATCTGCGGTAGGACTAACACTTGGCAACTTACCAGATCACGAACACAACATGACAGCAAACGGAGTTCAATACTCGGCAGTTAGAATTGACTCTGCTATTGTTAGCCCAGGTACAACTGGATTAGGTCCAACAGCAGTTGGCCAAGCACAGTACTTGCAACAGTCCGGCGGTATTAAAAAGCCAAGCACTGACTTTGCATTAGGTTCGTTAGTGGGTATTATGAATCCGTATTTAACACTTAACTATATTATACGATCTGGACCACCAGCGTTTACAACGACATAAGGCGAGATATAAATGGCATATCAAATTAATAAAACAGACGGCACAATAGTTTCAACAGTCGCAGACGGTCAAATTGATAATATCTCAACTGACATTACGCTGATTGGTAAGAACTATAGTGGCTTCGGCGAAGTACTTAATGAAAACTTTATTAAAATACTTGAAAACTTTTCAAACGTAACTGCACCAACTGCTCCAATTAAAGGGCAAATTTGGTTTGATGCATCTGAATCAAAACTAAAAGTATATAGCGGAACAGCATTTGTTCCTGTAAGTTCTGCAACAATTGCTAACACACAACCAGCTACACTAGGTGTAGGTGACTTGTGGTTTAACGACATTGCTAAACAGCTATATTTCTTTGATGGTACAAGTACAATCTTACTAGGCCCAGCATATTCTGATGCACAAGGAGTAAGTGGTATTGTTGTAACAAGCATACTTGATACGCTAAACCAAACTCGTGTTATTTCGTCATTATATAATAATGGTATTTTGTTAGGTATATTTGCTAAAGATACGTTTACTCCTAAAAATGATATTGATGGATTTAGCGGAGCAATCATTCCAGGATTTAACCAAGGTACACTAGCAGGAATTAAATTTGATGTTACTTGTACAAACTCTGAAAAGTTAGCCAACGTTGATTCTACAAACTATGTTAGAAAAGACACTGCTAACTCTTTAACTAATACACTTAGAATTGAAAGTGATTTAGGACTAGTTGTAGGATCTGCATCACAAGCTAACTTGTCAGTTGACAACGGTAACGTTAAACTATCAAACGCTGCTGAAAATAAATTATTGATTTTAGATGTAAGAAAAGGCATTTCGCAAGAGATTGCAATAAAAATTGATCCAGCTAATAGACAGATTGATTTATACGAAGGTGCTATAGATAGTGCTGTTAAACTTGGTGGAGAGTTAGAAGTTGCAGGCGATGTTACTATTAGAGGAAGTTTAGTTATTAATGATGGCGATCTTGCTACAATTAGACAAACCGAACTAGTAGTTGAAGACAAATACATTGTACTAGCACAAACAGGCGACAGTGGATCTAATTCAGATGAGATTGCTGACGGTGGAGGTTTAGTATTAAAAGGCACAACAGACAAAGTGTTGATGTACTCAAAAGACGGCCTTGGAGCAACAGCAGAATATCCAGCACTAGCATCACAAGCATGGACAAGTTCAGAACATGTAAACCTTGCAACAGGTAAAGAATTTAAAATTAACGGCGTTACAGTACTAAGCGGAAATTCATTAGGTACTGGTATTACAGCTATTCCAGGTGTTACTAGCTTTGGTGCGCAAAACGTTGTTAACGTTGGCCCTGGGCTACCACCTGTAGCGCAGATGAGACTTGAAGATAATAAAATTTCAACTCTTGCTAATAACGACAACTTAGAAATAGAACCAAATGGCACAGGTAACGTTGCATTAATTGGATCTCCTAAAATTACAGGAATGTTAGATCCAACTAATCCGCAAGATGCCGCAACAAAAGAATATGTAGACGATATTGCTGAAACTAGATCACTAGCATTTAGCATGGACTTATCAGATGGTAAACCAAACAGTTATATTGCATCAGAAATTTTGACAAACTTAGCACCACCAGCAGAGTATAGAACTGGTACAATAGCAAGAATCTTAGCAACACTTTTAAGTAACTCAACAGTTTCGGTTAATTTAAATCCGTTATTAGATCAAGCCACAGCTACATTTAATACTCCGACAGGTACAGCACCAGGAGTGGTAAATGTGTCGCTTGATACTGCAAGTATTCCAGCAGCAGGTATTACAACATCTAGAATTATTAAAACGTTCCAGTTGTTAGGTGGTAATTGGCAACATCTTAACGATCAGGTGCTACCATAATATGAAAATAGGAGCGTTCTAAATGGCTTATGTAATTAATAAAACCGACGGTACTCAATTAGTTGTACTACAAGATGCAGCAGTTGATTCAACAACAAGTTTATCGTTTGTTGGTAGAAACTACGTTGGATACGGTGAAATTCAAAATGAAAACTTTTTATTCCTTTTAGAGAATTTTGCAAACCGTTCAGCTCCTGCTACACCTATTGTAGGGCAATGTTGGTTTGACTCAATATTAAATATTCTAAAGATTTACAATGGTGCAGACTGGGTAGAAGTAGGTGCAGCATCAGTAGGTGCAACATCGCCAACAACACCAGCAACAGGATCTTTTTGGTTAAAAAGTGCGCCAACAGCACTAACACCAGCAATACCATCACTACATGTTTATAACGGCATTGAATGGATTAAAATAGGTCCAGAGAGTGCAGAAGGATTTCTTGAAACTAGAGCTAAATCTACGTCATTAGTATCAGACGCAGGAGCAACATATCCAGTTATACAGCTCGTTGTTAATGATATTGTAATAGGAATAGTAACATCAAGTCCATTTACAATTGCATCATCAAATGCAGTTCCAGGATTTACCGATTTAATTGCAGGTATTAACCTAGCAGCAACTACAAAGGTAATGGCCACACTACAAGGTGTTGCTGACAAGGCAGTAAGACTAGAACATCCAGTACTAGTTAATGGTGTTACTTTTGACGGATCGTCAGACCTTACAGTTAGAGCGCAAACACCTCACAGTCTACAAGCAGGCGGGTACCTTACAGGTACAGACTTTGATGGTGGAAGTACTTTATCTTGGGCAGTTGATGCATCTAGTTTAAATCAAATTGGAAAAATTGTAGCAAGAGACAGTTCGGGTAATTTTGCAGCAGGAACAATTACTGCAAACTTAACAGGTGACGTTGCAGGTGACGTTGCAGGTGCAACAGCAAGTTTTACAGGTGATGTTACAGCAGCAAGATTTATAGGAGCATCTCTTTCAGGAACAGCAGCCGCAGCACAGCGTCTATCAACAGCAAGAAATATTAACGGTGTTGGGTTTGACGGAACAACTGACATTACAGTTACATCTGATGCTAATACACTAACAGGTACTAATTTACATAATACTGTAATTTCATCTGCATTAACAAGTGTAGGTACATTAACAACACTTAACACTGCTGGAAATATTACAATTAATGGAAATTTAGTGCTTGACGGTACAGTTAATGCTACTGAAATAAAAGCAACTAACCAAATTAGTTTAGCTGCAACAGAAGGTGTAGATTATCAATTAAATTTATACGGACCAACAAGATCACCTAGTTTAAATGCAGGATTTATTCCAAGCAATGATGTAAATTTAGATCTTGGATCTAGTGCATTACGTTTTAAGAATACATACTCACAAAACTTTACAGGTAACTTGACTGGTAATGTTACAGGTAATGCAACTACTGCAACTACTGCAACAAACGTTGCTGGCGGAGCAGGCGGAACAATGCCGTATCAAACTGCTGCAGGAACAACGGCTCATATACCATCAGGCGTTGCAGGTCAGTTATTAAAATCAACTGGATCAGGGCAGCCGGTATGGGATACTATTACATTTTCAACACTAACAGCTGGTAGTTATATTACAGGGTTAGCATATGACGGTATTACTAGCACCTCATTTAATGTAGATGCAACAACTGCAAACACAGCAAATAAAGTAGTTGCTCGTGATGCAAGTGGTAACTTTAGTGCTGGTACAATTACTGCAAACTTAACAGGTAATGCAACTACAGCAACTACAGCAACTACAGCAATTACAGCAACGTCGGCGACTACTGCAACTAATGCAACTAATGCAACTAATGCATCTTATGCAGTTACTCAAGCAACAGCAGATAGTTCAACATTAATTGCTACAACAGCATTTGTACAAAACGTTGTTAACACTACAATTAAAAGAACTATGACAATTAGTTCACCAGCTCCAAATACTAGCTCACCTGATGCACAATATGCTGATCTTATTCAAGCATATCTACCAGCAAGTACAGCAAGTGGACAGACATTTGAATTAATTATTAACAACATTTATGCAGGGAGTTCAAGTAGCTTTAGCGCAGGAAGATGGATCTTAGCATATCGTTGGGCCACTGCAAGTGTATCAACTAGTACTTCGATTTATAATAGTAGTACAGGATATAAATTGATTTATCAATCCAATGGTAGTACTTGGGCATATACAGGAACCTGGAGTACGATTTAATGGCACAGGTATCGTTGATACCGAACTATTGTAAAAATGTTGATGAAATAGTAAGGTTAGTAGAGGCAAACGAAGAAAGTTTTTTTGTAAGAGAACAAGGCGCAGAGTTTAATTTTGTTACTGCATACGGCGAAAGTAAACTAAAAAGTATGTTCCGTTGGAACATGCCAAACGAATTAAAGGAGTTGATAAATGAATCAATTCCAGAAGAAGATAAGACTTGTGATAGTTTTTGTATAAACAAATACGATCCAGGCGATTATTTAAAAAGGCACCGAGATAGTGCAGGCGGGTATTGGAAGTTTAAACTAATATTTTTAAGAGCTGATGCTCCGCACTTTTGTTGGTACGATGAAGAAGGTAACAGTAATTTAGTTGACGAAACACCTGGAATGTTTATTGATATGCCAGTTAATTTAGAACACGAAGTTACTAAAATAGAACAAAATGAAAGACCTAAGATAAGTCTTGCATTAAGTTGGGGAAGAACTAGATGAGCAAACAAATTATAATTTTTAACACTGATCGATCACAAGTGATCTCAGCACAAGACTACGACAGCGAGTTTTCGGAAAGACTTACTGAAGGCGGAGTGCCGCATAAAACAATAGACATTGATACTGAAAATGAATATTGGTGGGGCGACTATGCTAGTGGCGGTGTAAGATCGTTAAATGATGTGCCGTTAATTGAAGAAGTTGCTATTGAAGAAGTTATCAATAAACAAATTCTTGTAAAATATCCTGTTCACAAGCAATTAAATATTATTGCAACTTGTTTAGAAGCAGCTGGAATTCCGCTTACAAGCGAGTTTACTGAAATGCGTGAATATATTAATCAAAAATCAGTAAATTACAATTCTGCACTACAAACATATAAAGATAACCCAAGTGTATACAGTTTTTACCCTAAGCCTGTAGCACCAGAAGAAGAGTAAAGGTTGATAAATACAACTACAAACTAGGAAGATAAAGCACAATGGCATACCAAGTAGATAAATTTAACGGAACTTTTTTAACGTCAGTCGAAGACGGAACTATCGATACCAGTACGGATTTACGCTTCGTTGGTAAAAATTATGCAGGTTATGGCGAAGTACAGAACGAAAACTTCTTACATTTGTTAGAAAACTTTGCAAATACTACTGCTCCACCAAAAGCAGTTTTAGGCCAAATCTGGTTTGATAGTGCTTCTTTAAGACTTAAATTTTATGATGGAACAAAATGGAAAACAGCAAACGGTGCTGAAGTTGCATCAGTTGCTCCGTCAGGACTAGCAGTAGGTGAAATTTGGTGGGATACATCAGCAAAGCAGTTATATGCATGGTCAGGCGGCGAGTTTGTATTAGTAGGTCCAGAAGCATCTCCAGACTTAGGTGCTAGTGGTGCAATTGCACAAGTTGTTAAAGACACAGGCAACACTAACCATTCTATTTTAAAAATTAATTCAGGTGGAAAAACTGTTTCAATTGTTTCACAAACAGAATTTACACTAAACAGTTCAATTAACCCAATTGATGACTTTACATTAATCAAGAAAGGTATTACTATGGCAAAAGCAGATGCCAATGGTATTACCACAGATGATTATGTTTATTGGGGAACATCATCAAATGCATTAAAGCTAGGCGGAGTTGCCGCAACAGAATACTTACAAAAAGGTAGCATTACCTTTAACCAAGAAATTAATTTCCAAGATGCAGGTTATAGAGTTGGTGACCAAAGTGACTTTAGACTTAGAGTTGAAAACGATGATGAAATTGTTTTAGAGAGTGTACTTGGTAACCCTGTTAAATTTATTATTAACGATAGCGGAACAACAAGAAAAAATGTTATGACGTTAGCGTCAACAGGATTATTGCCTGGCGTAACAAGTTCATACACACTTGGTTCAGCTTCATTAAAATGGTCAGCAGTACATGCTGATACATTTACAGGAGCATTTACAGGACCACTTACAGGTAATATAAATGGTAATACTCAAGGTAGCTTACTTGCAACAGATTCAACCATTATGGTTAATGGTATAACAAAAACTATTGGTTACACAGGAGCTTCATTATACGGAACACTATTTGGATCAGTACAAGGTAACTTAACAGGTACTGCATCTGATGCAAGTGCGTTAAACGGTATTACTCCATCTATTCCAGTTCCTGCATCAGGAAACAGTATTGCAGTTAGAGATGCTACAGGTACAATTTACGCTACTACGTTTAACGGCACAGCAAGTAAAGCAGACAGAATTAAAATCGACGACACAGCTACAGATTCAGATCCAAACTATAAAACAGCTAAGACTACTGCAACAGCAAATAGTATTGCAGCAAGAAATAGTTCAGGAGACTTAATTGCTAATCTATTCCAAGGTACTGCAACAGCAGCACGTTATGCTGATCTTGCAGAAAAATATTTAACTGATGATGAATACGAAGCAGGAACAGTTGTATCAGTAGGTGGCGAAGAAGAAGTTACACAATGTAAAGATGGCGATAGAGCGTTAGGTGTTATTTCAGCACAACCTGCATACATGATGAATGCATGGCTAGAAGGCGGTCAGTACATTGCACTTAAAGGTAGAGTTCCGGTTAAAGTAATTGGAGCTGTCGCTAAAGGTAATAAACTAGTTGCAGCCGCTGACGGGTATGCAAAAGTTGCTCAAGCACTTGACCCTGATGTGTTTGCAATTGCGTTAGAGTCTAATTCAAATTCAGGAACAAAAGTTATTGAAGCGGTAGTATTATAATGGCTACAACCGGCGCACAAATATTATCTACAGACCTAAACACGTTAAGAAACAAAGTTTCTGACGTAATTGGTAGTGGCACCGGCACATTCGGATACGGCCAAACTGTAAACAGCTCAACAGTTATTTCAGGGCAAACAGTTTTAAAGTCTCACTTTGATGCAATTAGGTTTGACATTGTTAATGCATATTTTCATCAAAACGGTTTAGTTCCAGCAGCAACAATTGCACAAATTGGTGATCCTATTTCAGCAGGAGCAAGTGATCCGTTTAATGGGTACAATGCTCTTGCAGATGAAATTAGAAGTGATAGATTTGATTGCGATCCTGGTCTACTAACAGTTACTCCAAAAGCTACTACAACTTACACATCAGCATGGAGTAGTGCTGCTGAACATGTGGTTACTATGACATTTGCCAATGCAGACGATGCAAGGCATTTTTGGAATTCAGGAAGCAGACTTAGAATTACAGCAAACAGAGCGTTTGGATCTGCAACACAACAAAATGGTGCATGGACAGATTTGTTATCAGCAGCTGGTTCACAAACGTTTGGCGGCAGATTACCTACACCTTTAGCTCACACATACATGCTGACTAACACATATCAGCAACTTTATACGTTAGCTGCAAGTACACCTTATTCAAACAACGAATACAAAATTTTAGGCAAATGTGATGTTGCTAGTAATGCAGCTGGAACAGCTAGAATCTTTGATTTTAAAGTTTTATTATCAGACAACTATACAGATCCAGGAGCACCAGCTCCAGGAGATTCAGTAGACGGCACTCTTTCTATTACTGTAGAAGAATTAAAAGCTACAGGAACAATATTGCCTGCTAATACTGCATTTTCTATCACATCGCCAGCATACACAGCCGCCGCGATCAGTGCTTCTTAGTTGCTGGTACAATAAATACTGTTGAGGAAAACATATGTCCGGCATCGGCGATAAAATTGATAAAAACGAATACAACAACCTAGTAGAAATCATGAATCTCTACATAGGGAATTCTACGAACACATCCTCTCATGCATATGCAAGAAATGGATATGGCCAAGCTATTAATGCACTAGGCGTTAGTGAATCAGATAAAATTACTATTGAACAATATGGTAGAGTTATTACAGACCTGTATAACTGGTATCGACATATTTACGGTTCAAATCCTCCATCTAACTACGGTGGCTGGCCAAATAACGTTGGCCTTAATAAAATCATTGATAGTAGCAACAGTACAGATGACGCTGGTCCTTCACGTCCGTTTAATAGATGGTCTCAGCTTCTAGTGCCACTACAAAACAATAAAAACATTGTTCCACCAGCAGCAGTTGCAACTACTACTAACCATAGTAATGTTTCGTATGCAGGTACGTGGGCAGGTTCTGCAACATGTGTTGTTAGTGTGTCATGGCCTACTGCACAACAAGCAAGACACTTTTTTAACAGTGGCGGCCAAATACAATTTACATCAGCATTAACTGCAACTTCTGGGTCAGCTCAAGATGCATCGTGGGCAAGTTTATTATCAGTAGCAGGCACACAGAGCTTTGGTGGCCAAACGCCGGCAACTGGCGGAACTCCCGCAGACGGATATAATTGGTTTAGATGCCAATCTACATATCAACAACCGTTTTATACTGCAACAGCATCTTCACCATACACAGCAAACTACTATAGAATATATGCAAGAACTCCAGGGGTTACTAATTCACTCGGAACTGCTTCGAGTATAGAATTTACGTTATTCTTTAATGACGGACACGTTGGATTAGGTGGCCCTCCAGCTCAAGGATCAGTAGGTAGTAATACATACGGTCCGGACGTAGTTGGTCCTGCATCACTCCAAGTTGCTACAACCTCAAGAAAAGCCTCTGGATTTATTAGCTTATACCCGTCAGGCAGCACAGGGTTTAACATTACAACCCCAACTGTAAGCGTCGGAGCAATCACAGTCAGTTAACTTAGTCCACAGCTATACAGCGCATAAATATTATAAGTGCTACTATAACTCGGAGGCTACATGCAAGAACAACTAAAACAAGCATTAGATTTTTCAAAATACAGAGAAACTTTTGCAATTCAACGTAAAACCCTAAAAGAAAAAATTGATGCTAGATTAACCTATGGCATTAATGGCGGAATCTTTAAAATTAATAGAGAACTGATTAACTTTGTTCAAATGCTTATTGGAGCAGAACGAACTGAAGGCGTAGTTCTACTTGACGTTAACAACAATCCTATTCTAATTGATAATTTAGTAGAATTTAAAGATGAAATTTTAGATAGATACATGACATCAACTCTAGAATACTACGAAGAATATCAAAAACTTAAAAAAAGCAGATCAGTTGAAAGTTTAATTGCGGATTAATATGGATAACGGAATTGTAATATTTGCGCATAATAATCGACAGATGGATTATGCTAAAATGGCAGTAGTAGCGGGTGGCCTTGCTAAAAAACATCTCGGCTATCCGGTATCATTAGTAACTGATGACTCTACAGTTGACTATATGAAAACATCTGAGACTTATAAAAACGCTAACAACGTGTTTGACAGCATTATTTTAGTTGATCGTCCGCCCCAATTACAGCAAAGAACTTTCCATGATGGCAAAGAGTTTGAAGTAGCACCTTTTAATAACTCTAATAGGCCTAATGTTTGGGATATTACTCCTTATGAAAGAACACTTATGATTGATTGTGATTATTTAGTGTTCTCAGATACGTTAAACAACTATTGGGATGTTGATCAAGATATACTTATATCACACAAGTATAACGATATCATTGGACAAAGCAGAACAGGCTACCACGATACATACGTTTCGGATACTGGCGTTAAGTTATTATGGGCAACTACTGTAATGTTTACAAAAAACGATCAAACTAAAATATTTTTTAGACTAGTACAGTATATTAAAGACAATTACAAGTTTTTTGCAGACACATATAGGTTTGATTCTAGAATGTATAGGAATGATATCAGTTTTGCAATTGCTAATCATATTTTAAATGGTTTCCAAGACCAAGAAGAATACACATTACCACCAGTATTCTCAACTGTAGACAAAGACATACTAGTTGATGTTAAGAATTCTACTTTACAATTTTTAAGTTCACCTACATTAGGTGAAAACTACTTAGCAGTATCATCAAAAGGCAACGATATTCATATTATGAATAAGAAAAGTCTAGAACGTAATGTTGATAAACTAATGGAGTTGATATGAACTTTGGATATTTAATTGTTGTTGCTACATCAGCAGAACATAACTATGCACAACTAGCATATGCACTTGCATTAAGTATTAAAAATACGCAAAAGCCTGGCTATGACAAAGTTGCCTTAGTGATTGATGATAAAAGCCAAATTGAAAACTTTAATTCGCCTTGGGTATTTGATGAAATTATCGAGTGGGATAAAAAAGGACACTGGGACGGCCGATCATATATGGACGAATTAAGTCCTTGGGAACACACAGTGTGTTTAGATGCAGATATGCTATTTTTTAGAGATTATAGCCATTGGATTGACTATTTTATTAAGAATTCTGAATTATATATTGCTAACACTGCGTATACTTACAGGGGAGAACTAGTAACTAGTGACATATATAGAAGAACATTTACTAAAAATTCTCTTCCAAACTTGTATTCTTTCTTTACATTCTTTAAAAAAGATAGTATACTAGCAGCAGAGTTCTTTATGCTGCAACGTTCAATAATGGATAATCCAAACGAATATATAAACATGTTTTTAAAAGAACATACTCCTAAAGTTATAGGAACAGACGAAGCGTTTTCTATTGCTGCAAAGATTTTAGATATTACAGACGAAATTGCGTACCCTATGCAGTTTCCAAGAGTAGTACATCTAAAAGGCGGAGTACAAAATTGGCCATGGCCGGCAAACAAAGCAACAGATCATGTGGGATATTATTTAAATGACAAGGGTAAACTTAAAATAGGAAGTTATCAGCAAAACGATATTGTACATTATGTTGAAAAAGACAAGGTTACATTAGAAACAATTAATGTATTAGAGGAGTTAGTATGGAAGAGTTAGAAGAATTTATGCCGGACTTTGACGAATGGCTTAAAAACTATGTAGAACCAGAAAGAAAATTTGGTGCAGCATTTGAACCTGATACAGGACAGTTAGTTTGTGTAGGACCGTTTGTAGCAGTACAATTAGAGTACGAACACATTACAGAAATTGATGAAGATATTGCTGTTAAAATTATTGATGGCGAAATTAAAATTTCAAATTGTTTCTTTGACACTAACGAAGGAAAGTTTGAGATTACTGAAGAAAAAGTTCTTAATAAAATTGATGACGTATTACATAGAATTGTTGACAAGCGTTGGACAGACGATTGTAAACCCGATATCTATCTTACATATAATAAAGACGCAAAAACTCTTAAGGTAGAGCTTAGTGAAGAATTTAATGGAACTAAAGTACTAGATAATGAATGGCAGCCAGCTGGAAAACGTAAAATGTTTTGGTCTGGAGAAACTATTTTATCTTTTACAGTCGCTGACTATAATGATCCTCATTTTCCACAACAAATGTTTGATGTTAAACTTGAAGACCTAAATGAAAAATTTGTTGTAATTAACGATGTTGATATTACAGGAAAGTTTAGTATCTTTACTAGAAGATTATTTAAGAACTATGTGCTAGAGGAGATTTAAATGCGAGTAGTCGAGTTTGACATATTCTTTTTAAGCTACGATGAACCGTTTGCTGATTTACACTATGCAGATTTATGTAATAAAGTTCCGTGGGCAAAGCGTGTACATGGTGTAAAAGGTAGCGATGCAGCACACAAAGCAGCAGCAAAACAAAGCGAAACTGATTGGTTTATAACTGTTGATGCTGATAATATTATATATCCTGAATTTTTAAATCTTGATCTTGATATGTCAAATGCAGAAATTCAAGTATATAGTTGGTGTGGAAAAAACACAATTAACGGATTAAGATACGGCAATGGTGGATTAAAACTTTGGAATACTGAGCATGTTTTAAATATGAAAACACATGAACATGCAGATAGCGAACGTGCCCAAGTAGATTTTTGTTGGGAGACCGGCTATCGTAATTTTCCAGTTACATACAGTGATACAAAGATTAATAGTAATCCCTATCATGCTTGGCGTGCAGGGTTTCGAGAAGGTGTCAAGATGACATTGTTTGATGGATTAAAAGTTCCTCCTATGGAAATTAAAGATAGGATATGGTGGCATAATATTCACAGACTTAGAATGTGGTCAACTGTAGGTTCGCATTGTGAAAACGGGTTAATGGCAATACTTGGTGCAAGACAAGGTACACATATGACTAACTGTACAGATTGGGATCATATTGAAGTTAGAGACTTTGAACTGTTAGGTGATATCTATAAAGAAAAAGCAGAATGCTATGCTCAAGATAATGAAGCCTGTATACAAGAAATAAAACGATTAGGTAATGAAATTAAAGTTAACTTAGGACTCGATTGGGTTTGGCTAGAACCAGACACAAGTAAGTATATGCTTGAACTATATGACGAGTCATTAAATTTAGGACAAACGTACTACAGTAAAAAATATGTATGATATCTTTTTTGTTAGTCTTGGAAAAATAAATGATAGTGCTTGGAGTAAATTCAAAGCACGATTTCCTAACGCACAAAAAATAGATAACTGTGATAGCTTTTCAGTAGTAAACAATAAGTCGTTAACAAAAAACTTTTGGGTAGTTTGGGATTATTTAGAAGTTGCAGATAGTTTTGATCTAACATACAGAGTTACTGAATGGGATAACCAATACATTCATATTTTTAAAAACGGTATGCATTATGACGGAATTTGTTTGTTTCCAAAAAATACAGACATCTCTCGCAACGAATGGAAATACAGATTTTTTACTAACAAAAAAGAAATAGATGTTGTTGCAAGTACACCTGTTGATTATAATATAGTAGCATGTAGTACGTATGAAGAGTTATTAGAAGGCCAGAAAAATAGCACATCAGATTATATATGGGCAGTTCCGTCTGATGTAAATGTTTTAAATTTTCCTACGTATCAAGTACCAACATGGGAAAAAGATACTGTACATATTTTTAAAAACGCAACGACCTATGACGGTGTGTTTATTTGTCATAAAAATAATGTAGTATCAAAAAGAGAGTTTGAGCATAGGTTTTTTATTAACAAAAAAGAAATAGATATTATTGTAAGTAATCCTACTCCGTTTGAAATGTATCAATTAGAGTCATATCAAGATTATGTAAATGCATTATCTTCTTGCAAACTTGATATGTTTTGGGGTGTGTACACTAATCTAAATGTTAATTTTAATTTTGATTATTACATTCCTAAATATGATAGCTATCATAGAAAACTTACACACGTATTTCTAAATGGAATTCACTATGACGGTGTTGTACTATTTTCAAAAGAGCGTCCAGTTACAGAGCGTGAATTTAATTCTAGATTCTATACAAACAAAAAAGATGTAAATGTTATTTCAAGTACTCCAGAGTTGTTTGACATTGTTTTTATTAGTTACCAAGAACCTAATGCAGAAAAAACGTTTGCACAACTGCAAGATCATATTAGATCAGTTAACCCTAAGCTAAAATTAAAACGTGTACATGGTGTAAAAGGAATTCATCAAGCACACATTGCAGCAGCAAGGTTATGTAGTACAAATATGTTTTGGGTAGTAGATGGTGATTCTCAAATAGTATCTAATTTTAAATTTGATTACACAGTTCCGTATTGGGATCAAGATATGGTACATGTATGGAGAAGTAAAAATCCTGTTAACGACTTAGAATATGGTTATGGCGGCACAAAGTTATTACCAACTCAAGCAGTACTAGATATAACTGATACAACTACAGATATGACCACAAGCCTTTCTTCCAAGTTTAAACCAATGCCAGAAGTAAGTAACGTTAGTGTATTCAATACAGATCCTTATAGTACATGGAAAAGTGCATTTAGAGAATGTTGTAAATTAGCTAGTAGAGCCATTAACAGACAAGAACATTCTGAAACAGATGACCGCTTAGATGTTTGGACAACTGAAGGATACGAAAGACCATTTGGTAAGTTTGCAGTAGAAGGAGCAATTGCAGGCCGAAAGTACGGAATTGAAAATAGTAATAAGCCAGACAATTTACGTAAAATAAATGATTTTAATTGGCTACAGGAACAATTTGATGCAAGATAAAGATAGAATAGAACAGTTTATACCTATTATGGACGCATTAAGTCCTACGTTTTGTATGGCTAAATGGCACCACACAACTATATATTTAGGCACAGGTGAAACACACAGTTGTTATCATCCTGCTCCCCACAAGATCCCATTAGAAGAATTAAAAGATAATCCTAGTGCATTACATAATACAAAACAGAAGAAAGCTGAACGCCAAGCAATGATGCTAGGTGAAAAACCTAGTGGATGTCAATACTGTTGGAATGTTGAGTGTATGGGTAAAGACTACATTAGTGACCGTAAAGAACGTAATGAAAGTATCTATACTCCAGAGCGCCTTGATGCTATTAAGCAAAATCCAATGGCAAATATTAATCCGCAATATGTAGAAGTTAGTTTTGGTAACGAGTGTAATTTTAAATGCGGATATTGTCATCCTAAACATAGTAGTTCGTACTATAAAGAAATTGAACAATATGGTCCTTATGATATGGTTAGGAATCATAGGAATGACATTAATTGGTTTGAAATACACAAAGACGAAGAAACTAATCCTTATGTAAAAGCCTGGTGGGAATGGTGGCCTGAACTACGCAAGACATTAACTATTTTGCGTATTACTGGAGGCGAGCCTTTACTACAGCAAAGCACCTGGCGCATGTTTGATGAATTAGAAAAGAATCCTTGCCCTGATTTAGAACTTAATATTAATACTAACCTAGGCGTTAAGCCAATCCTTATTGAACGCTTTACAAATAGAGTAAACAGTCTAGTAAGCAACGGGTGTATTAAAGACTTTAAAGTTTTTACAAGTATGGACACTTGGGGAGAACAAGCAGAATACATTAGAACAGGATTAGACTTAGAATTATGGGAAAAGAACTTAGACACTTACATGACTAAAACTAATATGCCTTTAACATTTATGGTTACGTTTAATATATTAACAGTACCTAATTTTAGTAACTTACTAAAAAAGATTTTACAATGGCGTGTAAAGTATAACAGTGACGATCAAACTAAATGGCAGCGTATTAGATTTGACACTCCTTATTTAAAAGAACCGTTGCAGTACGACATGAACATCTTACCTAAAGACAAGTTTATGCCATATATGAAACAGCACCTACAATTTATTATCAATAATTTAGATGATAATGATAGACATAAGTTTAGTGAATTAGAATATGAAAAATTTCGTCGTGTTGTAGATTATATGGAAGGTACTGAATATACTGTTGAAAAATTAACAGAAGGACATAGAGATTTTTATAAATGGTTTACCGAATATGATCGTAGACGTAACTTAAATTTTGTAGGAACATTCCCGGAGTTAGAGGAATTTTATCTTGGATGTAAAACAGAATGAAGATTTTTATAACTGGAGTTGCAGGCTTTTTAGGTAGTCACCTTGCAGATAGAATGATAGAGCTAGGCCACACTGTCGCAGGTAATGACGCATTAATAGGTGGCTATATTGATAATGTAGATACTCGAGTTGACTTTTATGAAATTGATTGTTGTGACCAAGAGCAAATGGTTAAAGTAATGGAAGGTGTTGATGTTGTTGTACATACAGCAGCAACTGCACACGAAGGCCTAAGTGTTTTTAGTCCTGATTTTATTACTAGAAATATATTTCAAGCAAGTGTATCAACTATTAGTGCAGCTATTTCAGCAGGTGTGAAACGTTTTGTATACTGCTCTAGTATGGCTCGATACGGTAATCAGCCTACTCCTTTTTTAGAAACATATAATACTGCTCCAGTTGATCCTTATGGTATTGCTAAAGTAGCCGGAGAGGATGTTCTTAAAGTATTATGTAATACACACGGGATGGAGTGGAATATTGCAGTACCACATAACATTGTTGGGCCGCGACAACGATATGATGATCCGTTTCGTAATGTAATGAGTATTATGATCAATCGTAATTTACAAGGAAAGCCAGCAATTATATATGGTGACGGTAATCAAACACGATGTTTTAGTTACATAGACGATTGTATATATTGTTTAGAAAAATTAGTATTAGATAATATAGTAAGTGAAACTGTAAACATTGGACCTGACGAAGGTACTATAACAATTAACGAACTAGCAAAACTAGTTGCAAGAGAATGTAACTTTACTAAACCTTTTTTGTATTTTGATGAACGTCCCTTAGAAGTAAAAGATGCAACATGCAGTTCAAATAAAGCTCGTAAACTATTAGGATATAAAACAACAGTGCCTATAAAATATTCAGTAAAATATACTGTAGATTGGATTAAGAATCGAGGAAGCAAGCCGTTTGATTATAGTTTTCCATTAGAAATTATTAATGACAAAACTCCAAAAACTTGGAAAGATAGGCTAATGTAATGAAACTTAATTTTGTCTTTGAATCCGACTTGGAAAATTTTACTAAATGCACAGATGTAAGTCCTTCAGGTATTCGTAGGTTTGCTGCAAGTCCGATGTCATTAGCTTGCCTAGCAAGAAAAGAAATAGCAATCCAAGCTGGTGTTGGAAATAGACCTAAAAATTATATTATTGCAACTGGAGTTAATCATAGTCCTAAAGAGTGGGTAGGATCGTCGTCAGCTCAAACTAATCTTAATGCTTCTCCATTTAAGTTTTTAAATAAAAAATTGTTTAAAGATATCCAATCTGGAAACGCTATGGTATTATTTGATCAAAGCCTCGAAGGGTATCAAACTACTTGGCTATGGGAATACTTTCATATAGAGTGCGATAGATATAAAATAAACCCGCAGGCAATTGTTTACACATCAGGTAATATGTTAGGACATTCTCAGTATAATGATTGGGCAACTGCTAATAATAAAATGGACAGGATAACAGTAATACCATATGCTCATTTTGAATCAGACATGTACAACTTAGGAATACGTACTAATATAAATCTTACTGTTGATAAGCATCTAGCTTATAAAAAAGACCATAACATTAAGTCTTACAACTGTTTACAGAAACGATTAAGAAATCATAGAATATGGTTCTATGTAAAATTATTAGAAGCTAACCTACTTGATGACGGATTAGTTAGCATGAATAAATTTTCAAAAGCTAGGCATTATATGGAAGGCCGGGTAATGTCTTCCAATCAAGAATCTACTGCTAATACAACGTTACCGTCATTAGTCTATGGGAAGAACAATAACGAACAAGGTGATCATTTTTATATTAATAGGATTAATAACGATGTCTGTTTAGATACCTGGCTCAGTGTTATCTCTGAAGCATCGTTTGCTGACATTAACGGACAATTATTTTTAAGCGAAAAAGTTTTTAAACCAATAGTATGCCATCATCCTTTTATCATTATGGGCGATCGCGGAAGTTTACGCGAATTAAGAAAGATGGGTTATAAAACATTTGACGGCTTTGTTGATGAACGGTATGACACATTGTCTACTTGGGAACGATATGATGCTATAATTGAAGAACTTAAAAGAATTATTGCAATTAAAGATAAAGCATCGTGGTTTGAGTCGATGAGACCTATATTAGAACATAATTATAAAACGTTAACGCATAATTCTAAGGAAGTTAATCCTGCATTTATTGCACTAGGAAGAGCTTATAAAAAATACTTTAAATTAGGAAAATATAAAATAAGATTAACTTAGTTTTGATATATGTTTAATATATTCATTAATAAAATGATCTCTAAAAGAATCAATTTTGCCTTCTTTAATACCAAACCAAAGTCCGCGAAGTTTATCTTTAACTCGTTGCCATCCTGTTGGATTTCTATACTCACCATAAGCATTTAAATAATGCTCAGTACCATGATGTCTAAATCCCATAATTAACAACGGCACAGTAGTAACAATGTCATTGTTATTTTTCCAACGATAATGCTCGACTCCTACGTCTTTAACATATCCCGGCCAACCCACTCGTGGACTTCCGTACGTGTATAGTTCGAGAGGATCGGTTAGTTCGGTATGATGCTTTGCCCTGCTTGCTATAATAGTTGCCATTGCTGCACCTAAGCTATGCCCGCACACCCAAAGAGTTTTCTTTGTGTTAGCTTTTTTATTAATACCTATTACAATCTCTGGCCAAAGATCGTCTACTTGATTTTTAAATCCTTGGTGTACTCTACTAATGGTTTCAGAAATAACAGGCAATGCATCTAAATCTGCTTTGATATCTGTTAATTGTGTTGCTTCTGTACCTCTACAGGCAATGACCAAGTCTGTTTTATTTGAAAAACAATATGCTTGAGCGCCTTCTTTGCTGTAGAATGTTGTTGATGTAAAGTTTAGCTCTTTTGCTTTACTTTTTGCTAGATCAGTGTTATAATAAGCTATCTTTGAAAGTTTAGCAAACAATAACGATCGTTGTTGCCAATTCATATCACTTATGTTGCTCATGGAAGGCTCCTTTAGGTATGTTTAATTTATGGTAAACTCTTATACAACAATATTTATTTCAAAGCCAACTAAATACACAGTAAGGGAATATTGATAAAATGAAAAAATATACAAGAAGCATCCTTGAAGAACTGAGCAATATTGATAGATCATCAAATAAAGATCTATTAATTGAAACGTCAGCGAGCAATATTATTGAAAGTGCTATTAATTTACTAAATCGTATTTCAAATACTTACGACGAAACAACAGCAGGTGAATTAGAACGTAGATTTTTAAACAGTATAAAAAGTGGTGATCCTAAGAAATTTAAACGTGGGATTGCAAAGATCATAGAAGGAAAAAAGAATGGAACTTAACGAAGGCGGATCTGCACCAGGCGTAGGACCAAT